ACATTCTGCTGAGTGGAAACGAAACAGAAGATGCGCGTTTTACCGCCCCAGAGATGTTTGATGCAGCGGTGGAACGGGCCGAGTATCACTATGACGGATCTGGGTTACCTTCGGAACGAGAAATGTATTGGGGCGGGGCCATGCCTCAAGACATGGATCCAGATGAGGTGGAAACCGAACTAGTAAGTCTGTATGAGCGGATTGCTAATGACGATGTGTTGTCTGCGGCTGAATCGAATCGGGTTCAGTTGCTTTCGACATATGCAGCGGTTTTCAATGACCACGAAATGCATGCCGTGGATGCTGTTCGAAAGACGTTGTCGGATTATGACAAGTTGGATGCGGATTCTCCTGATCACGAGATTCAGGATGTTAAAGAGCGTTTAGAAGCAGTGTATGCCGCTTTCCTTAATCGTATAACGGCTAGTCGCCCATTAGAGGATTCTCTATTGCGTTTTTGGGAACCTGTTTATTATGCGGTACATCCGGATGAGTCAGTATCTAAACCTTCCAAGCCTAAGCCCAAGCCTAAGCCCAAGCCTAAGCCCAAGCCTAAGGATGCGATACCCACTGAGGTGCCTGATCCAGATGTTCCTAAGGTAAGGATTGAGAGTTGGGACAACTTAGGTCAAGAAGGTTTTGAATATCGCGTCATAGGTCAGAATGCAAAAGGACATGTTTTAGTAGAGAAGCGTGGAGGAGAGGGCAAGGCGGGGTTTTACAGGGTTAAGCCAAAGCCCGATCAAGATGGTGAGTATTACGATCCGCGATTTGACCGAGAAAAGTTGGACGCTGACGATCGTGCAGCCGGTGAAGAAGCAGGTTGGACTTTTTTCGATGATACAGAGTGGGCTTCGGCTGTTCCTCGGACTTCTCCTAAGCGTGAGGATGTGTCGGACACCGATGTTCCTGAGGAGGTTGTACCGGAGCCTGTTGTTCCTGAGGTTGAAACGCCTACACCGCCTACTTCAACTGGCAAGCAGCGGATCAGAATCATAGAGGCTGGAGAAACGGAAGGCGAATGGCGCATTCACGCAAGGAATGAAGAAGGCCAGTTGTTGGGGCAGCGGCGCGAGCGCGGGAGTAAGAACACGACTTATGTGCTACTGCGAGAAGAAGGGGAAGGCGTGTACAAGCCGGAGCCCTCCATGCGGCAACCCCATGGCCCGGTGGGCACGAAATATGTGAGGGAAAAATATGAGAAAAAGGGTGGATGGGAATTCTTCGATGATTTAGATGAAACTTCTGAATGGCCAGAGGATGCGTCTCAGGAGAGTTTCTCATTTATAAGTGCAGAAGAACACCGTGAAAGTCTACCTAAAAAGGTAACGAAACTTCCGACAGAAAAGCCGAAGGGTTCTGCCGCTACTCGACAGGGTCGCACGACTGGGAAAAAGAGGACTTCGCAGGAGAAAAAGCCCAAGGAATCGAAAACTAAAATAGAAGCAAGAAGAAAAGAAGTAGCGGAGTTAAAGGAACAACTTGACGCTTTGAATAAACGGCGTAAGGAGCGGGCGGGTGAGAACAAGCCTGATCAGGCGCCGATAAGGCCGGGCAGTGAAGAGGAATCAGAAGATGAAATGATCGCTCGGCTGGAACGTCAGTTGGCGGACGCGAGCCGCGATCTGGACGATCTGGTTACTGCTGAAGCGATTAAAAAGGAACAGGAAAGTTTAAAAAAGTGGCTAAAGGGCTTGGATATGAGTCCTAAAGAGCATGATGAGTTGATGAAGAGTTTGGATGATGTTCAGGCTGATATAGATGAACTTGAGCGTGATCGTGTAGAACTTGCAAGGCCGTTGCCGACGGATGTTCAGGATCGGATAAGCGCAGAATTGGATGAATTGAAAAAGAAGGAAGAGCCTACTGAGGCAGAGGAGGAGCGTATTTCAGTTCTGGAAGAGGAACTGAAAAAAGCGGATAAGGATCTGGCGGAGCGTAGAGCGGCTCGGGAAAAGGAGCAGGAGAAGAACGATATAGCGCGAGGGAAGGCAACTGAGAAATACGACAAGATGAAAAACCATCAGGAGGCTTATGACGAAATGTTGGTGTCGTCTGATGATCTGACCGACGACGACGACGACGACGAGAATCGGCTAGAAGGTGAGGCGGCTGCTTTTATGGGCCTGCCAGAAAGGCCGTTGCCGACGGATGAGGAGGATGACGATGAGGACGATGAGGAGGGCGCACCTCTTGTTGAAGCAACGGCTCCCAAACCGGATGATGAGTCTGAAGTTGATCAGTCGGGTGAGGCCATCGGCGAAGGGGAGTTTGGACGAGAAGTTGACACCATGTCGGAGGAGGAGCAACTGGAAGAATTGGAGAGATTGGAAGAGGAAGGGTTGCCTGAATCTGGAGAGCGTATTGCGGTCCTCAAAGAGTCGCTAGGAATAGAAGAAGAAGTAGAAGTAGACCCGGTCTTAGTATTGTCGAAAAAAGAACAGGCAGAGTTGAAGAAGTTAACTGCTGAGGGTATAGAACTTGACCCGACCCAGCAGGCGCGACTAGATGAACTAAATGAAAAGGTGAGACTTATCGCAGAGGCTGAGGAGCGTCGAAAGGCCGAGCGAGAGAAGAGGGCTGCTAGGAAAGCAGAGTTGGATAAGGAAAGTGACGAGCAGTTGAAGGTAATGGTCAGTGGTGGTTTTGCTCCAACGAACATGCAGGTTGTTGGTCCGGGTCATCCGTTGGAAGAGACACATCTGGGTAGGGAAGTTGACGAGGGTTTGGAGCCTCGGCCTTCTAAGATATATGCGACCTTGAAGAGGGAAGTGAAAAGTTCGAGAACGGCAGAGAGGGGTCTGTCGCTGTTGGGTTTTGATCTTGAAGCGCCGGATTTGCCCACAAAAGTTCCGGGTTCTACGGTGACAAATGAAGACGGCGATAAAGTCCCGAACCCCGCAAGACTGCGTCTTATCGATGAGATAAAGAGTAGGGACGGCGTAACTCTAATTGATGAAAATACCATAATGCCGGACGGTAAGCGTGCATCCGAACACGGTATTAAAAGCAACGGTTTTCAAGTCACGGTGAAGGATGAGGATCTTGAGGATGGTCCTGATGGAAAACGAGGGTTGTGGGTTCCAGCGGGCGACGTTGAGAGCGGCTTCGTGCTTGAGTTCAAGGACCGCAACTGGCATGCAATCGGAATCCAAAAAGGTTTGGATCCATGGCTTAAGCAGCGGAATGAGGCTGCCGTCCTGATGTTGTCGTATGACAGTGGCGTGGATCCGACGACGCTGGAGAAAAGTCAAAGAAGTGGCGGTCGTGCCCCCCGGGCGGGTGGGGTGCGGGGCGGCGATCACATTGTGACAGCAGCAGATATGAAGAAGTACATCAGTGAACTGGAAGAACCTCTTAGAGAACGCAAGAGGGGCGAGGCAAGGTCTGGGTCTGATCTGGATCGAATACTCTCTAGGGAATTGTTGGAGGAAAGGAAGCGGGCTGGAGAACCTACGTCGGCAGAGATTAGGGCTGCGGATGCGGACGCTAGGACGGTGAGACGGGAACTAGTGACGACAAATGAAGCAGGCGATGTTGTTGACAACAGGACAATCAAGAACATGACCGCTGCTATTAACGAACTTTTGGATGTAACCAGTATGACTCGCAAGCAGCAGTCGGAGTTGAGAGCAACCATGACTGATCTAATCGCTAAGTGGTTTGCTTTGCCGGAAAAGGAGAAGGCGAAGTTGAGAGAGGATGGAGGTTTGGGGAGTCTGCAAGAACTTATTAGAGAAGCGACGCTGGGTCTACCAACGAGGGCACCAGCAAAAAAAGATGAAGACCCCGTACCGTGGGGTAGTCCACTAGTCGCCGAGTTCATGGGCTTGTGATAGGCAGCGAATAGGTAGGGTAGACTACAATTATGGCAAAAGATCCCGTTAAAGACCAAGTTCTTCCAACAAGGAAACAGGCATTAAAAGTTGCCAAGATGTTGGGCTGTACCGGCGCACATAAAAAAGAAGGCGGTTGGGGTTTATGCGAATCGGATGAAGCCTTGGATCTATTGATCAAAAAGGGCAGTGCCGCCTACCGGGAATGGCAGGCGGAGCAGGGCAAAAAGTCTGCATGCTGTGAGGAATGTAAGGAAAAGGCTCCTCACGCTTCCGATAAGAAGAACTTTTTCGGCACTCGGGCCGAGGCCGAGGCCGCTGCTGCTGCCATTGGCTGCGCGGGAGCGCACCAGATGGGGGTCGGCAAGTGGATGCCCTGCGATGACCACGAACAGTATGTCGCTGCTAGGAATTCACCTAATGTTAGACGATTGGTTATTGAAACTCCAAACATGAAGCGAAGGAAACGGATTATCGACCTTCCGCGCACTCGCAACAACAATTGGGAGCCATTGATTAATAGAGGTGTTCGCGGCGTAGAGGCTTTGCCGGGTGGTGGTTTAGTTTCAGGAAAGCGTGACTATACAGACGAACGCCGTGCGGAGTACGCAGGCAGGGGAATGGCGATGCCGGATGGTTCGTATCCCATTCGTGATGTTGGTGATTTGAAGAATGCTATACAAGCGTTTGGTAGAGCAAAGAGTAAACCTGCGGTTAAACGGCATATAAAGAAGCGCGCACGGGCGCTTGGTGCAACTGAATTGATTCCAGAGCACTGGAAAGTTTCCTAGACTACTACTATAGCAGTTGCAGCGAAAATACATTTTCGTAATCTAAGATTACTTCTGTTCAAATCGGTAATGGTGCTTACCTAAGCCGACTGACATCAAAACCATCAACTATGTCGAACAGGAGTTACGACTATGGCATTTGACGAGAGTCGGCTGACAGAACTTCAGGGCGCTTTGCGCGAGAAGATGACAGCCAACAACGATATTGCGGATTCCTTCCGCACCGAGGATGGTGCAATCATCATCGACTCGGAGCGTAAGGCCGCTTTTGACACCAACATGGGTGAAATCAAGGAGATTAAGTCTCTGATTGATTCCATGGAAGACATGCAGCGGGTTTCGGATTGGGGTTCAGAGGCTCCAGTCGAATCTCTTGCTGCGGCTGCAAGCGCTGATCAGGCGGGGACACTGGCTTCTGTCGTTGTTCCTACTGGCGTGAAGAGCCTTGGCGAAGCATTCATTGAGTCTGACGAGTTCAAGTCAATGATGAATCGTGGTTCTGGCACGATGGACAGCCCTTACAATGTTAAGAACCTTTACGAAGGCGATTACAACGTCAAGGATGTTTATTCGGCTCTGCCCAGCGGAACGCCTGCGGCGTTTGGCACCATTCAGCGTGATCCTATTATCACGCAGCAGCATCGCCGGACCCGAGTTCGGGATCTTTTCCCGACTCGTCGGACCAATGCAGCAGTGATTGAGTATTTCCGCATGAGCGGTTTTACGAACGCTGCCAGCACGGTTCCTGAGCGTGTTTCGTCTGCTTTCGGCGCGAAGCCGCAGACGACGATGGCATTCACTGGTGTTCAGGCTCCAGTGCGGACCATCGCTCACTGGGAGGCTGCCCACCGCAACGTTCTTGCCGATGAGCCGCAGTTGCGGTCGATCATCGACAACGAACTCCTCTACGGCCTTCGGCTGCATGAGGACTACCAGATCCTTTCTGGCGCTGGCACTAGCGAAGACCTCACGGGTATTCTGAACACCTCTGGTATTCAGACATACGCATGGTCCGCAGGTGCGACGCTTCCAGTTAAGGACACCAAGGCTGATGCGATTCGGCGTGCGGCAACGCTGTCGTTCCTCGCCTACTACGAGCCGACGGGTGTGATTTTGAACCCGAACGACTGGGAAGACATTGAGTTGGTCAAGGATTCCAATGGCCAGTATCTCATGGCTGTCTCCATCGTTCAGGGTGCAGAGGCTCGTATTTGGCGGATCCCCGTCGTGGACACTCCTGCTATCGCTTCTGGTACTGCGCTGATCGGCTCGTTCGGTCAGGGTGCCCAGTTGTACGATCGGGAAGAGGCCACGATCCGAGTCAGTGAACAGCACAGCGACTTCTTCGTGCGTAACGCCATTGTGGTGTTGGCCGAGCAGCGCCTCGCCCTTGCGGTGAAGCGGCCTGAGTCGTTCGTTAAAGTCACCTTCGACGCTGCTCCTTCCTAAGCCTTAGGTAGCGAGTAGGTCAGTGACCTGACCGTATAGAGAAGCCCCCCGGAGAAATCCGGGGGGCTTTCTCGTTCTAGTCTTTGGCGAATGTTACACGGATGCCAGAATCCGTGAATGTTGCAACTAGGGGTGTTGCACTAGATATGTATTCCATAGAGAGCGATGAACGAGGCATTCTTTACAGGACGCGGTTGCATATTCGGGAAGTGGGCCAGTGATGTCAGGGTTGGCCTCATAAACTCTACCGACGTAATAGCAGTGTCCGCAGATGTTTTCTATTTCGGTCCAAGCGCCCTTATCTATGGCTGCTTCTAAAGCGAGAATGACCTGATCTAGAGAAAGAGTGCTTGGTTCGCCCATGAATCCCATGTTATCGGATGGGGCAGGCTCCGGTTGCACAATCGTCGTCTATCAATTCACTGGCTCCAACACCGATTGAGATTTTTTCATTGTTGACGTTATTGAGCATCTCTTGGTAGGTGTTTAATGAAATTGCTTCTAGAGGTGCTTGGTCAAATCCATGTTCGCTGTGGAGAAGGAAAGAAACCGATTTCATGGCATGCCAATTCTTTTTAAGGAATTGTTTTACGTCGTTAAGTTCTTCGGGCTTGATATAGACCGTTACCGAAACAGCGTTGTCTGCCCAATCTCGTTGGAGCCTGCATTGGAGTTCTAATTGTTCAACGGCGGTCATGTCTTCAGCAAAGACTGTTGTCGCAGGAAATTGGCAGGGAAATTCAACGACTTTGGTTCGTTTGTCGTTAGTGACCCATTCAATATGGTAACCACGTTGTTCGCAGTATGTAAGGAGTGGGTCTCCGGCTGCCATTCGAACTCTGCGAATGTGATAGCGACTGTATCCGGGGTGGACGCCGGGGGTTACTCCAGCAAGGAGGCTGAGGGTTCCACTTGGTTTGACCGTTGTTAGTCGAACAGATGTGGGCCATTCTTTATAGGTGGACCAGTATCGGTCGTAGTCGCGTAACATTTCGTAAGTTGACGACAACCAATCCAGTTTTTCTGCTGCTTGTGCGATGCCGGAAACCCCAAGGCCAAGGCGCATGTTCTTGCTTGTTATTTCATCTGATTCGCGGTCCAGATAAGGAAGTGCTGCGACTGCTTTTTGGATTTTGTACAAAAGTTTTGAAATATCTATAAGTTCATCTTGCGATTCAACATTCGGCAGAAAAATGTCTGCGAGATTGCAGGACTCACGATTAGCCAAACCGATTTCGGCGCAGGGGTTAGTTCCTTCGATTGTTTCATCTGGGAGGATTTCATGGCTACGTCCAAGTTTCCGTGCCGCTTCCAAATTGAACAGACCGTAGGGTTCGCCGTTGCCGTGGTATCCATCCCAGAAAGCATTTGGTAGAGCATTCGTGTTGGCTGTGACAACACTGTTGTTGGACATGGCTCTGTGTGGTGGGATGTCTCCCAGATCCCACCGCTTGGCGTTGAGATAGTCGGTGTCGTATGGGTCTCCGAGAGCGATTTCTGCGCTGCGACGGACGTTTCCAGCAACGACTACAGACCCAATGATGTTACCGATGTCTAAGACTTCGGTTGATTTGAGGTGACGGCCTACCGCTTTATCTAGGAGAGCGCAGATTTTTGTGATGCCTTCTACCAGAATGCCCGGTCCTGATGCAGTGCCTCCAAAAGTTTTGATTGGGGCGCCTGCTGGTCTGATCATTTCCGTGGAGTAAGACAGTTCTGTTGGATCATCTTTGCTACCAAGATAAGTTTTCATCGCTCGCAGAAGGCATTCCGACCAACCTTCCCGCTTATCGGGTGTGATGTAGTCGGCGTCTGGGACGTTGTGATTTGTAACAACGCCCTGTCGAACGACTCCGAGACGTTGTGGGTGGAGAATGGAGAAACCAACGCCGCCGCCCAGCATGAGGCGTTCAAACATCCATGCAAAATCTTCGGGCTTTTTGATATCTACGAACCAGCAATTACACAAACTGTCGCCACCAAGCCGGAAATTGTTGGGGGTTCCCAATTGCCAGAGCATCCGTCCACCGGGTAGGCCCTTGAGGTTGAACATGTAATCGAACAAACGTTCGGATTCGTCTTTGGTGAGTTCGGCTCCGATTGCGTCAGCGCCGTCAACAACCCGTTGACAGGTTTGCCACCACTCTTCCGTTTGCCCGCTGTCCTCATCTACGATGCGAGCGTAGGTTCGTTTGTAAACGATGTAACCGAGTCCATCAAAACCCCATGGGGGAGTTTTTGAAGAGTAGGGTGCTAGAAATTCTTGTGATAATGGCATATCTATATCTACCTCTGGCGTATTGTGAGGTTTACTTGGAAGGACTCACAGTATGACACTTGTTGTTAATACTAAAAGGGTTAAATCAGCCCCAATTTTTCCGCCTCTGACCTGCTGATTCGTTTCCCTGCTGGTACCACTAGTACCTTTGCTAGATGATTACTTGAAAGCCAGCGTCGTTCGATAACATCTTCTTCGATGAGTATCGTGTCTTCTTCTTCTAGGGTTTCAAAAACAATCGTATGATCTTCTGGAGTGCAGTTTCCAGTGGGGTGGCCGCACACGATACAGGGACCTGCTTCCAAGGGAGCAAACTCCACTCCGGGGATGAAGGATTCGTTGTTTCTGCCGACCATTTACAGACTCTACACCAAGAGCGAGAGTTCTGGTGGGACGCGAAAAAGGGGGGCCGAAGCCCCCCTGTTTCACTCGTTAGGTTGTGGTGGGGACACAGTGGGGACTATGTTTTGTCACCACAACCTGTTTGATTTTGTGGGTTAGACGGTTTCGGTGTACCGTTCGTCTGCACCCAAAGCCTCGTATGCCTGCGAGTACAGTCGATTGTACTGCTCGGCATGCAAAGCCTCCAAAGCCTTGTGAGCCTTGTAGGCCGCTGTCATCTTGCGCCGCTGCCGAATCTTGCGAAGTTCGGCCTTTGCGTCGGCATCCTCCGTGTTTTTGGTGGCGGACAGGATGCTCTGTAGGATTGCCTGTTCCTCGTTGATAGTATCCACGGTTTTTCTTCTCCTGAGTTAGTAGGTAGTTACCGTTGAGGGAGAATGGTAACGAGGTGAAATTGTTTTGGCAACCTCGGTCTACGATTTTTTTTGTGTTGCTTTGATTGCTTGGAAAATTGTGAAGAAGATGACGAGCAGGAAAAAGAGTCTGGCGGAATCCATGAAACTGATGCCGGGTTTGGTGGCGTGAAGATTGGGATAAGCATTGTTGATGGTCATGTCGATGAGCATGAGTATGGTTCCGCCGAAGAAACTGATGACAGCAACGCCACCTAGAGCCACTAGAAGTTTGGAGATGTTTGAATTCTTTTTATGATACACTTCTTGGTCTTGTGACATTTTTTGTATAATCTTGTTGAATTCATTATCGCTATTCATGTTTAGTTACTTTCTTATTCACTATTTGGGAAATTCTGGATTTGGATAAGTCGAATTGTTTTGCCAATTCTGAAAGGCTGTGTCCTTTGGAGCGATAGAATAAGATCAATCGGTTTCTGGCCGAGTGTGAAGTAGTCATCGAAATGGATCTTACTAGTCCCAGAACCTCAAAGCAATGCGCTACACTTGCCACTAACCGCTGATAGGAGTTTGCCACATGCCAGTTCCTGATTCTTCAGACGACGAAGAAAGTCGTCGTCGTCGTCGTCGTCGTCCAAGAGTTGTAGATCGTTTCGCTCGCGGGGCGTCTCGGTCGGCTGCGCGTATTCGCGAACGTTTACGGGGTCGGCGTCGTAGCCGCTAAGGGGTAACTATGGCATTAGTTACCATTTCAGACCTAAAAAAGTATATGGATATTACGTTATCCAATACTCAATCTGATGCGGCACAGTTCATCTTGGACGGTTTGGAAGCGGATCTAGAGCATTACATTGGAAGGCCGGTTACGGCTGCTTCCTTTTCGGAGTCGCATGTTGCTCCAGCCAACTATTCTGGTTCGTCTCAATATAGTTTCTTCTACGATTACAATCTCGACAGGACCGGTACGGCTGTTGCGGATGTAACGAAGCCACCGTTTGTCTTGTATACACGCAGGTCACCTGTTGTTTCTGTGGCCAGTCTAACCGTACAGGGCCAGAGTGATTCCTCTGCCACGACTCAAACGGTTGGTACCGATTATGTGGTACGAAGATATGGCGTTGATATGTTTACAGTTCAAGATAACGATATAATTGTTATCAATTATACGGCTGGATTGGATGCCAGCGAAGATAATACGTCCGCGTTGAAATTGATACTATTGAGGGCCGCTTCTAGGGAAGTGCAGAACATGCATGACGATGTTGTGGGGATGAAAGACCTGACAACTAGAAATGTTGCTCCTCTTGCTACTGGCTTTACTGAGGATGAAATGAACTCTGTTAAACGGTGGCGTCGCGTCAGGATTGCCTGACATGTCCAGTGTTAGAGTTAAAACGAGGGTCTTTGGGGGCAGGAGACTTATTCGCCATTTTTTGATGGCCATGAAGCGCGGCGAAAGTTTTGCAGCGCAATATCGTTGGGCACGGCGTGAAATGATTCGATGGAACGCAAGCAACTTTGCCACTCTGGGCGAAGCATCTGGGAAACCTTGGAATGCCCTAGATACGGAATATCAGGCTTGGAAGATCGCTCACCATGGCGCAGTTCCAACGATGATTAGAACAGGAGACCTATACCGGGATCTCATCACATTGCGTGGGGGTCCGAATCACATCGGTCATAAAAGCGCAGCGTTTGGTACTAATATAGAATATGCACACTTCCATCAGACTGGAACTCGTCATATGCCGCAACGCGAAATTGTGTTTATTCCTACAAGGTTTGCAGAGAGTTTGGGTCAGAAGATGGTAGATAATGTTGTATATGGAAATGCTTTTGCTGAAGGATATAAGAAAGTAAAGGCTTTAGTCTTTACTCCGTTCGATAGGTAGACGATGGTCGCTCAAATGGAAGGCCCAGCACAGGCCAAAAAATATGTGACTGACTACCTTGCTGTGGATCTACCCACGCGAATATTGAACTATCGCAACACTTTAGGTGTTGACGATTCCGTGTTGCCGAATCCGGTTAAATATTTGTCTCACGAACCGTTGGCTTTGGACAACTGGCCAACGATTATTACTCTAGTTGAGGCGACTAGAAATATTCAGCGTGTTGATTATAACGCTACTGGGGATCCAGTTTATGACGTTACTTATGGTATGCGTACTTACGCATGGGTTCGTGCTGTCGGTCCTGACATTGTTACGACAGCGAGGGACCATATGACAATGGTGGTTCGAGAGGCGTTGCTGGATGGACCAGCGTTACGTCTGGCGGATGCTGCGACAGTGACACCCGTTGGGGTCAACAGTGAGATAAAAATTAATGAGGGCAGCATTACTGAGGAATTTTCAGAGTTGACATTGTTGAAGGGCGAGAGATTTCTAGCCGCCTCGTTCCTGTCCTATGAGTTGAACTTGTTTGAAACTGTTACCCGAGCGAATACGGGAACGTTGATTACACCTGTTGCCAATGTGACTTTGATTGAGAAGGTTCCCAATGCCCCAACACTTTTAATGGGTTCAGGCGGGAACGCCACAGTGGCATTGACATGGCGAGCGTCGTCTTGGGATGGTGGAGGAATCGATCCTATTACTGCGTACACCATTCAGTATTCAGTAGATAGCGGAACAACGTGGGCGACCGTTGTTGCTACTACGGGTTCTACGAATCCTGCCTACACCGTACCAAGTTTGTCAAATGGGAGTTCTTACCAATTCAGGGTTGCGGCGATAAATGCAGAAGGGACTGGCGCTTATTCATCTTCTTCGCAAAAGGTTATACCTTCGGCCTAGAGGACTAGATGATCTGCTATATTCGTAGGGCAGCGTCATACATGCAATGAAACAACTCATAAAGCATGTAAGATTTCCAGAGTAGTTCGTTCCAGAAGAGTCTATTGGAGGCGTGAGGAATGCCGGGAGTCGTAGTAAACACCTCAGTTCGCACCGGTCCGGTCCCCCCGGGCGAGCAGGTTTCAGGTCAGTGTTTCATGGTTGGAACCACCGTCAGGGGTAAGGCATCGGAACCGACCCTTGTTCGTAATCTCACCGAATACAAAAAGTATTACGGTGGGTATGTGTCTGGGAATCTGTATTCCTACGCACAAACTTTCTTTGAAGAAGGTGGCTCTCGTCTGCATGTTCAGCGCGTTGTGGCCGATGCTGCCGTTGCGGGTTCGCGGGCTGTCAACGATTCTGGCGGTTCGGTTGTAGCCACGTTCACGGCTGCTGACGTTGGGGCTTGGGCGGCGAATCTGGACATTCAGATTGTCGCCGGTAACGTTTCAGGTGTTCGGGTCAAGGTGTTTCTTGACGACGAGGTAGTTCTACTTACTGGTGATCTGGCCACTCTTGACGAGTTGGTTTCAGCGGTCAATCTTGGCGTACCACACATCGTGACGGTTGCCAAAGAGTCTGGTGCCAGCAACATGCCTGTGGCTGGGGCGCAGACTGCGATGGCTAGTGGTGCAGACGGAACACTGGATAGCGGTGGGTCTGCAACCGACAACTATGTCGAAGGTCTTGCCAAGATGGGCAAGGATCTAGGTCCGGGCGCTGTAGCAATGCCGGGTACCGGAACGGCGTCGGCCTATTGGCATGCACTGATTGATCACGCTAAAGCGAATGACCGGATTGCTTTCTGTTCTTTCGCTTCCACCGCTACGGATTCTGGTGCCAAGACAGCGATTTCCGGTGCTAGCCCAGCGATTTATACGGATGGGGACGCCATGTATGCGGCCTTCTATTATCCGTGGGTGAAGATTCCCGATCCCGCTTCTGCTGGGCTGACGATTGCAACTGATCCGACAGCGTATGCCATGGCCAAGCGAGCCAAGGCATGTAATGCTGCTAAGGGTCCATGGCGGGTCGGTGCTGGCACGATTTCGGAAGCCCGATTCGTTTCCGGCCTGTCGGCTCCCTCCACAGTGACAATGGACAAGGCGACTGGCGACGAGTTAGATAATGCTCGGATCAATGCCTTGCGTCTTATTAATGGCAAAGTTCGAGTGTATGGCGCACGTTCCGCTTCTTCGGATGAGACCAACTGGCGCTTCATTACCCATCGGGACACGATGAATCATATTACTTATCGGGCGGAGACGGCTCTTGAGCAGCATGTCTTCCAAACGATTGACGGCCGTGGTGGTTTGTTCGCAAGGATCTCGGCCTCGCTGACTGCGATTCTTGAACCGATTCGCAAGGCTGGCGGCGTGTATGAGGCTTTCGATGCTACTGGCAAACAGATTGATGCAGGTTATTCGGTCAAAGTGAATAGCACTAATAATCCAACATCGGATCTTGCTGCTGGAAAAGTTACTGCTGATGTTGCAGTTCGTGTATCTGCTGTTGGTGATAAAATCACAGTCAACATTACCAAGTCCAATATGACCGCAGGTGTCTTGTAATAGTTTAAGGAGTTAGCAACAAATGGCTAAAGTTTCACAGAGGCAAATCGTAGCCGATATTTCACCAGTTCAGGGTGGCAATGCCCCCCCGCCGGGAGAAAACCCGGACGGTAGTTCTTACTTTGCTCAGGTGACTGGTGGAGAGATTTCGGCCGCTGTAGAGAAGGTCTATGACGGTGGGAGCAAGTTTCCCGAGGTGTTGTGTGCCGTGGCCGAGGTGGGCGATGTGACTGTTACTCGCCATTATGCGACAGATCGTGACAAGACGTTTTTGAACGATCTTCGTCCGCTAGTTGGTTCGGCGTACTATGACATTACATTCTATGAGTTGGATTGCGATCTTAAGGCCCCCGATACAATGCGTCAGTACACTGGGGCTTTGTGTGTGGGTTTGACGGAACCTGATGGTGATTCGGCTTCTGGCGCTCCTGCGTCGTATAGTTTGACATTTTCTATGGGACCGATTACAAGTCTCCCGGCTTAGTCTTTTAACCTAAAACTTGATTCACCCCATGGAGGGGTGTACTATTAAATTATGGCTGATAAAACGATTTCCTATGATATGGACGATACGTCGTCTGTTCCCGATGTTGAAGAGTTGATAGATCCTGCTCTTGATCCTGATTTAGAAAGCAGGAAAGGGAAGTTGAGTGTTCTGGATCAACTGCGTTTGGAGGTTTCGAAGAAGGTCGAAAGACCTATGATCGAAATTCCTATTCCAGAGCGTGAGGGAGTTGTTGTCAAATATTCTCCCAATATTTCACAGAACCAGTTGAAGGCTTGGCGACGCAACTCTGGTGAGAACAGCAAGGATGGTTTTGATACTGTCAAGTTTGCTTGCTATGTCGTGGGTTCGTGTTGCCGCGGATTTCTAATCAATGAAGAAGAAGTAATGTCCGATAATGGACAGCCGTATACGTTTGCTTCCAAAGAGATTATGGAAATGACCGGGGATACCCGGCCGATTCCTGATGGGATCCGAAACTTTTTCGGTATTGATCCTCATCTAGAGGCTACTGCTTTGAAGATTTTGGATTATGCCGGTTATGGCGATGAGGTGGAAGACGCCGTAAACCCTACGAATCTCTGATAGGGGATTTATCAGAGTCTTTTATTATAGAGAGCGCTGCCCGGTTGGGGGAGGTTTGGGGAACCGATCCTATACGAATTCTTGATTGTACTGAAGAGGATTGGGCGATCCGTTTAGCGTGTGCTAAAGTTATTGCTGATGATCGCGCGCGTCAAGAAAAAGAACGTGAAGCGATGAGAAGGTAGTTATATAAGATTTAACTAGGGGTTTGCATGGCAAATGAACGGGTAGATGTTGCCTTAACAGGTGATGCTTCCAATCTCATCAAGGCTTACTCCGATGCGATGTTGATGCATAATGTTTGGTTGCGCGATGCGAAGCGCAAGCAAAAAGCGTTTACCGGCTATATGAGTGGTTTGGATCGTGCTGTTGCCTTCCAACTAGGCCAAGCAGCGAAAGCAGCCGGGCTGTTTGGTCAGCGTCTACTCAAGATGAATCTGAAGGGGTTCGGAATTGAGATGGCGGGCATAACAGCCGGGTTGTTGTTGATGAAGGCTTCTTTGGCTACTGGCCGTTGGGTTGCCCGAGCATGGGGTAGCACCATCAATTTCTTGAGAGCCTCTGTCGCGGGTTTGACCGCGGCAGTGATCGGTATGGTCGGTGCTTTGGCTGCGGCTAATCGTGAGTTCTCTCAGTTGCAGATGCGTCCGTTTGCCGGAGGAGGAACCTCAGCAGCAGCGGCTTCGATGCGTGGTCCGTTGTCTCATGGGGGCATGCAGATGATGGGGATAGCGGCGACCCAGCAGATGGTCGGAACTTTGAATAGGGCGCATCCCGGTTTCGCTAGCAACAACGGGCGGTTGATTAATCAGATGTCGCAGGCTGTTGGCTACGACCCTAAGGCGGCTGTTGCTTACGCTCAGGCTTTGGCATCTTCTAAAACTTCGGGGAGCGCCCAGCCGGTATCGGATTTCTTGAAGTCACAAGGTTTCATATATAGCGGCGTGGCTCAGAAGGCCGCTGGGATGAAAGTGGAGAATCTGAGGGGGGCTATCACTAGCGGACAGTTGACTCCGACGGAGATGGGAGGTCAAGAAGGAAGGCTGACGAATTCTTTGATGGGTCAGATCAAAGGGATGTTGCCTCGCATGGTTGATGTGTTCTCAACGATTGGTGGACCTCTACTTCCGGGGCTAAAGAATGCTTTGCATGATATTGAAACGATCTTTATTACTGCTTTGCAGAGGATGACGGGGACGATACATCAGTTTGGTTTGAACACGTTTATTCCGGGGATGGTGGCTCAGGTTCAAAGATTTGCTGATTGGATCACGAAGATCGTTGTTCAGGATCTCCCACGTTTGATGGGAGTTTTGAGGTCGATTCGTGATTGGTGGATGGAGTTCTGGACCAAGGCTGGTCGGTGGTTCAGTGATCTTGAAGACAGGATGCTGAAGTTTGAGGAGGCGGCTCGTACAACTTGGCAGATGGTCAGGAATCTTTTTGGAAAGTTCTGGGAATTCTACAAGGAGAGGATGCACCAGTGGAATGATTTGATCAATGCGAACGCTGGAGCGTATGAGGGTTTCGGTGATGCTCTAGGCAGTTTCTTGGTCGGGTTTCTCAAAATGGTTACAAGGTTTAAGGACGCTTTTTTTGAGGCGTTGCCTCAAATAAACAAGTTTCTCAGGTTTTTGAGGGATGAAGTGTTTCCCGCGCTTGGTGATTTTGCGGAGGCGTTTGCTAATGCATTCAGCAGCGCTTTGCCTGTGATCCAGTCCATGGTTACTGCTTTGATGCCGTTGTTGGTGTTGCTTACTGGAATTGCTGGTGTATTGAATTCGATTCCGGGTGGCGGCGGTAGTGCGGCCTTGTTGGGTTTGGGATTTTTGGGGATGTCGATGCGTGGTCATCGGGGTGCCGGAATGTTCATGTCTGGGCTGTTTAATCCGATGTCGAAGGCGAACATGACAAAGCAGCAGATCCAGTCACCGATGTACAACATGGGTGTAGGCGCGAACAGGGGCAGGGGTCCGATGTTCCAGCCGAAGCCCAACAGCATGCGGCCGGGAATGATGTGGGGAAAGAGTCTTATCAGTGGTGGTGGCATGATGATGGGTTCCTTCGCGGGGGCTGCCGCCATTAGCGCATTTGGTGGCGGTAATCCGATAGCGCAAGCGGCTTCTACTGCGCTATCGTCGGCCGCTCCGTTGTTCTTTGTACCCGGCGGTTACGGTGCGCCAGCGGCAGGTCTCGTGGGTGGCCAGTTGCTAATCAATCAAGCCGGTAAGATGAAGGGCGGTGAGCAGGCAGGTCAGACTGGTGGAATGGGTGCGACAATACAGGCCGCAAGCCTAATGGGTGCCGCTGCGGTGGCTGCCCCGAAGGCTGCCGCTGCCCTTATGGCAACGGGTTGGGGGGTTCCGGCGGCGGCGGCTATTTTGGCGGGATCCTATGGTCTTCAGTATATGATTTCTAAGAAAAAGGGCGAACAGAACTTGGAAGCCTATATGCGGGGTGGGCGAACGGAGGGAACGGCCCAAGCCAACGAGTTCAAGAGACTCATAGGGACGCAGGGTAGTCGGCAGGGCATCAGAGAGCAAATGAGGGCTTTTGATGTAATGATGGCCGATGATTCTCGTCTTGCCGAATTGGCTGAACAACGAGATATAAGCCTTCCGGAACTTAGAAAGCAATTGATAGCAGAGCGTGCTGGTGTCAAGTCAACAGGACTCATGGCTATTGATGCTTATACGTCGGCAATGTCGAACATTTCTAACATAACAGGACAGACCGCTGATGAAGTTGAGAACTTGGCGGATCGTTGGGGCTTGGCTCTTCACAACGCTGGTGATGAAGTTGAGTATTTCTTTAGGTTGACTGAAAAGTACAGGACTTACCGCACTCAGGGTGGTCACCTTACGGGGATAACTCAGGCTGATTTCAGATCCAATTTCACTGGGATGTTTGGGGAAAGGGTTGCGAACAGCCGGTACTCTGAGAATGGCCGCCGCCCGGGTACGAATACGCAGCAGGCGAGGCAGCAGAGCGCAGCAGCGCTCCAGAACCTCGGTGCGTACTTGGAGAATGGTGGACTGTTGACGGATATCAACATACCGGAGGTTCAAGACGTTCTACAAACTACCTACGATGCTTTTGTGGCGGCAGGTATCACTGGTTCGAGGCAGGGTAGTCAGTGGACAGCGCTGGCAACGCCGGGGCGGCTGCATGGCGCATTGACTGATATGGGTTACGACTTTGATCCGTCCGTACTGATACCTTTTTTAGCGGAATTGACTAGTATTGGTGAAACTGGTACTGATGTGGAGGCTTTCAAGGCGACGGCATTGGGTTCTCAGATGAATACCCTTATGCAAGGGATTGGTCAGACTCCGTGGGGTAAAGAAAAGTGGGGCACGCAAACAAAGCGTGAGGCTGCGATGCTGAGTGCGATGCAATCGGGGGATCCTGAGGGTGCGTTGACTTTGTTGAATCTTGATATTCATAGCGAGGCAACTAAGGATGCGGCGTCTGCGTCGGCCGAGTTGGCCAGACAGGCCCGGGCGGCTGCTCAAGCGTTGGGTTTGATCGCTGGTGACTATGTGGCAGAACATGGTACCAAGATGGGGCGGCGGCATCGAAGCGCTAACCCGAATATTGATCGAGGCAGTATCAATGACCGGGCACCGGGAGCGCAGATGGATGCCGCCCGGGTGGCGGAGTTGCGTACGAAAGAGTATTACGCCAACATAAGCGGGATGGAAGCCCTTCTCGGGATGCCAGAGGGTGGTTTCCAGATACCGTTCGTTGACTACTGGAATCCTTTCGGATAGGGGGTAATAACAGATGGCTATAGTTAGATTCAGTGTCACACAAGGTTTGTCTGATGATGTTGTAACTCGGATGAATCAAGTGGCTCGCGTCCAGTTGGTTCAACAGCCTTTGGGCGCAGTAGATTCGCGGCCGTCGTTCACCGATAGAGATGGGGTGTTGTCCTTGCCGCCGATCAACATCGACACGGCTACGAACACCGTGTTGAAAACTTTTGAGTTTCCTTTCGGACCGAAACAGGTTACTTATAAGGGGTCTGCTCTTGAATATCAGGAGGTT